GGATTAGCACCAACGATGGCCGAGTCAGAGACTCGCACCGCAGCACCAACGGGCAAATAGTCGCCATCGGGGAAAAGTTCAATGTTGGCGGTACAAAAATGAAATATCCGAGCGACCCAAGTGGCGGCGCAGCAAATGTTATCAACTGCCGATGCGTACTTGGCTATCACGTTCCTGAGGAATAAACATGAATAAAAGTTTTACATTGCCCGTCGAAATCAAGGCGGTCGGCGATGACGGCACGTTTTCGGGCTATGCCGCTACTTTTGGCAACATCGACAAAGGCGACGACATCATCGTTAAGGGTGCATTTGCTGATTATCTAATGAGTATCGGCTCTAACCTGCCTGCCGTTTGTTGGCAGCATGAAACCGATAAGCCAATCGGAACTACTACATTAATGCGCGAAGATGAGATTGGTCTTTATGTCGAAGGAAAATTGATTTTAGAGGTTCAACAGGCGGCAGAGGCGCGTGTACTGGCAAAGGCTGGCGCGGTCAAAGGGCTGTCAATTGGGTATTGGGTAAATGAGCGCGAATACAATAACGAAGGTATTCGCCTACTCAAAAAGCTGTCTCTCTATGAGTACAGTTTTGTTACCTGCCCAATGAATGAAATGGCCAAGTTTAGCAACGTGAAAGCAGCAGAGCTTGGCAGTATCAAAGAGTGCGAAATCTACCTGCGCGATGTTTGTGGATTAAGTCGAAGTGAGTCAAAAACATTAATCGCAAAAATTAAGGGCGTGCGCGATGCAGAGCCTGAGATGAGTGAATTAATGCAGTCATTAAAAAACCTTCAACAAACTTTAGCAGGTTAAAAGCTATGGAAAATTTCGCAGAAGTGAAGAAGTTGGTCGATGATTTAGGCAAAAGCGTACACGATATGCGCGAAGCCAACGAACAGAAGATGGCAGAACTTGCCAAAAACAATGGCGTTGCTGAGTTAAAAGAAGCTCAAGCAAAACTTGACGCTCAGGTGGCTGACGCAATCAAAGGCTTGACTGATTTGCAACGTCAACAAGCATTGGGCGGCAATGAGCCAAAAGGCCAATTGTCTAAAGCTGAGCAAGAACAAAAGCAAGTTCTTGATAAATTGATTCGCTGCAAAGGTGATCTTGAGCGTTTGACTGATGTTGAGCGTAAAGCATTAAGCACTTTAAGCAATCCTGATGGCGGTTGGTTAACGTCTGCCGACACTAGCGGTCGAATCATCACCAAAGTGCGCGATATGTCGCCATTGCGTCGTTATGCCAATGTTAAAAATACCAGCAAAGGTATTTTAACGGGCATCGTCAACAATGGCCGCAACTCTTACGCATGGGTCGGTGAAACTGAAACACGCGCCGAAACCAATACCAAGCAGTTTGGTGAATACGAAATTCGTTTGCATGAGCTTTACGCTTATCCAAAAGTGTCGAACACCATGCTTGATGATGCTGATTACGATATCGAATCGTTAATGATTCAAGACGGGTCGATGGGCTTTGCGGAAGGTGAAGCAGACGCATTTATCAACGGCAACGGCGTTAAAAAGCCGCGCGGCATTATGTCTCAGACTTTCTCTTACACTGGCGACAATTCTCGCGCATGGGGTTCTGTGCAGAAAATTAAAACTGGTGTGAATGGTGGTTTTGCTGCAACTGGTCAGGCAAACAAATTGCTTGATATGGCTTGTGGTTTGCGCGCTATTTATCAAGCCAAAGCTATTTGGGGCATGAATCGCTTCACATTGGCTGAAGTGATGAAACTACAAGACGATACAGGCAACTATATCTTCTTGAATGGCTTTAACTTGCAAACTGGCGCGTTCGGCACATTGCTCGGCCATCCAGTAGATGCCTCGTTCGATCACATGGCTGATATTGCCAACGATTCACTGTCGATCATCTACGGTGACTTGGGTGCGGCTTATCAAATCGCTGATCGTCGTGGCATTAGCATCGTGCGTGACAACATCACGACACCAGGTCAAACAAAATGGAATATGTCGAAGCGTGTAGGCGGCGACGTAGTCAACTTTGAAGCGTACCGCGCTTTAGAATTTAAAGCTTAATCGGAGTAACAAGCATGAAAACGACTGATTTACACAATCAGATTAGCGTTGGCGTGGGTATCGCGCTAACAGCAGTGGCAGATGGTGCGGACGTTGTAGGCAGCATCATTGATATGCAGGGTTGCAACGCTTTGGAGTTTGTTTTCCAAGTGGGCGAATACACAGACGGCAGCGTCACGCCTTTGATTGAAGAGGGCGACAATGCAGCATTAAGCGATGCGGCTGCGGTCGCTGATGCTGATTTGCTCGGCACAGAAGCGGCGGCGGCACTAAGTGCGGCTGGCGTTTCTAATGTCGGCTATATCGGCAACAAGCGTTATGTGCGTGCAACTGCGGTAACTGCGGCAGGCTCTACATTGTCCGTGGGTTGTACTGCGATTAAGTACGGCTTACGCATCGCTAACGTGGTTTAAAAAGATTCACCGCGCAAGGACGCGCATTTATTGAGGTTTTGGCAATGGCTTATCGTGTTTCTATATCGTCAACTGAGCTAGTTACACGCGCAGAGGTTGTTGCTTATGCCAAAATTGAGAACACCGATGAAAACAGTATTATTGATGCGTTAATTACATCGAGCCGCGAAGAATTAGAAAAGCTCTTAAAAATTCCATTAATTACCCAGGTGTGGGCCCAAACTTACGACTCATTTATTGAGCCAGTTTATGCACCAATGATTCCATTGACTTCGGCAGCCTTAGAAATTGCCGACAGTGATGGCGTATTTGCGGCCAACACTTACATATCAGTTAAAACCGATACAGGGCGAGTTGCACCAACAGATACCTTTAGCGCAAACATAGAATTTGACGGCTTCAAAATCACGTTTACTTATACCGTGTCAGCTATTGATGCGACACTAAAGACTGCAATCATGGAGCTTACTTCATACCGTTTTTATAATCGCGGCAATCTTGAAGCAGCAAAAATACCCGCTTCCGTATTGTCGATGGTTGGTCATTTGCGAGTGTTTAGCGTATGACGATCAGCGCAGGTGAGTTAAAACATCGGATTGCGATACAAGCCGAATCTAATACGGCTGATGGTCAAGGCGGATTTGTTACGACATGGACATCGCTCGGTAACGCGTGGGCGGCGGCTAGTGGTGCGGCAAAAATAGGCCAATCATCAATAAAAAATGAAATGGTTCACGGCCAAGATACACACACAGAAAGAATATCGTTCAGTATTCGCCAAAAACAAGCCTTCACGCTTGATACTCGCTTATCAGACAAATACAGAATTTCACATCGTGGCCAATACTTTCGGGTGCTTGGTATTTCGCAGCATCAATATGATTTAGATTTTTATAGCATCACTTGTGAGTTATGGGGTGCGACAACAACATGAGCAAATTAAAAGGCCAATTTTTCAGGTTGTATGTCGAAATTGATAGCGTTTTCACGTTATTAGCCGCTTTACGCTCAACGACAATGACGCTAAATAACGAGGCTGTCGATGTCACTGACAAAGATGGCTCTTTATGGAAAACGCTATTACAAGGCGCAGGCGTTGAGAGTATTAGCATTAAAGCGAGTGGTATTTGTAATAACTCTGCATCGTTCTTGTTTATTCGCTCAAGCGTCATTACTGGCGCATTTATTAATGCCAAGCTCGAATCTAACCTGAATGAAATATACACTGGCGCGTTCAAGATAACGTCGATGGAATCATCAGGCGAATACAACAAAGAAGAAATATTCTCGCTAACGCTAGATTCTACCGACTCAACAGTTCGCACAATTTCAGATTTTAGACTGCTAGAAGATGGCGGTTACCGCTTACTTGAAGATGGCTCAAGACGACTATTAGAGGCCGCATAATGTCACTATCCATTCAATTCACGGCGGCATTAAAGCGCAGGATTGAAGCAAACCTAGTGATTGCAGGTGAGGTTGTGGCAACAGAAGTACGTCGCAATATTCAAACCTCGCCGCGTGGTGGCCGTACTTACGTTAAAACACACCCAAACCGTACGCACACAGCATCAGCAGCAGGTGAAAGCCCGGCAACAGATTTAGGTTTCTTGGTTCGCTCAATTCAAACAGAGCCTGATATGCAAAATCTAAGAATTAGAATTTTATCGCTTCACTCAATCGCGCCATATGCCAAGCGTTTAGAGTTTGGCGACTTATCCAGCGGCCTAGCACCGCGCCCTTTTATGTTTAAAGGGCTGGACGCAAAGAAACGCCAAGCTATTAGCATTGTTAAAAATGCTGTCAATCAAGCTCTTAGAGATATGCAGGGCGTAAGACCAATATGAGCCTATTTAACGACTACTTCAAAGCGGTTTATGCCGCTTTGAATGGCGATGCTTTGTTCACGGGAAAGGTCAGCGAGTCATTAAGCGATGTTTCTAGCTTCCCGATGATTTGGATTGAGGATGGCGGCACAAGTGATTGGTCAGACAAAGATTATGACGGGCTTGAAGCGGTCATCACCTTGCACATTGGCTCGCAGTATCGCGGCACAAAAGAGATCCGCACTTGGATGGATAAAGCTCATTCGTTGTTGCATGACGCAAGTTTAACGCTCACGACAGAGCAAAGTGTTTTATGTCGCTT